GCAGTCGCCCTGCGTCCACATATCAAGCATTACGTCACCGATGATTTTGATCATTACATTAATTTTAACATTTTGAACACAGTGTCTAGTTTGACCTGATTCATTTTATTTTGTAGAGTCTTACGTAAACCTTGGTGCAAAGGCTTGGGCCAATTGCCAAAACTTACCCACGCATATCCATCGTGTTCTGTGTTTAATTTTGGAATAAATTCATTTTCAACTACACATAGGAAAGTGTGGTATAAAAAATTTTCATCATTGCTAATGAAAGTTTCCATAGGTATTTTCTTTTTTATTTCTACATCACCTACTTCTTCTTTTATTTCTCTATGAAGGCCTTCCCATAAATTTTCATTTACGGTAGTACCGCCCACTAATCCCCATACATGATTTTGTTTACTCTGCACTCTATGAAGTACTAAAAACCTTTGGGTATCCAAAGTATAGAAGAGTGCACCGCACCCTATAATTTTACTGCTCATGTAAATAATTATGTGATTAGGAGATCTTCCAGGTTCCTTTACGATATTCACCTTCGAAACTTAATATCCATTCGCTACCATTCCATTTATATTGGATACCAGTTTTTAAATTGGTAATGTATGTTGGTACAAATGTGCTATCACCTGGATCAGGATTTGCACTTGCGTCGAATATTATTTGCCAATTAGTACCGTTCCATTCTACAATGTCATTGGCACTTGCCACTAAATCTATATTGCTATCGCCCTTCCATGCATCTGCACCATCAACGTTTTGTGTGCTACCAATATCTTTCAGTAATAAAACACGTTTTCCGTTTTGTTTAATTGCACTTGGATTGAATGTTGTAGGATCAACAACAAAGTCAACACTGCCTCTTGTATCTTGAGGTCCTACTATTACTGTGTCTGTAGGTATAGTGTCCATGTCCCATGTAACCAATAATTGCATAGGGTTCGCTTCATTTAAAGCAACAGTGCCAACCACAGGAACGTCTATTCCTTCTCTGTTTAATTGTATTTTACTTAAACCTGCTTTGTAATTTAATAACACATCTAAATAACCATTCCATGCTAATCCGCCTATTACACCTTTGTCAATTATTGATAAAGTTTGTCCTAGTACGTAAATATCAAACTGAGTGCCTGTTGTTCCTTGAACACTAGCAGTATCTTTACGTGATGCAACACTTGTATCGACACTACCATCAGCACTTGTTCTAATGGATGCCTTAATGCTTTTTTCATAATCATCTTGATATGCCATTAGTTCAGGCATCGATTGACTTAGGTCTATGTTTCCAGTTCTTTCGTTGAATATACTTGTAATAATGTGTGTAATTACTCCTAATTTTTTTACTTTAGTTGGTGGACTTATGAACACAGGCATACTAAATGTTAATGTTGCGACGTCAACTTCTGTTTCTGTACCAACCGGGATAGTTCTGCTTGAAAAATTTATATTGTCCAATTCTACTACACTTAAACTTGTCCAATCAATGTAATTGTCTGTGGTTTGTATTTCTAAACTTGGATTAAACAACATACAAATTTGTTCTAGTATTTGTAATTTTTGTTCTGTGTTGCTAGACCAAATGTCACAGTTAACTGTTAATGTGTATGGAGTTGGCATCAGTCTTTCAACTGTAATATTTTTTCCCTGCGTGTTTAGATATTCTTTTCCTGCACTATCATAAGCACGTTCCCTTAAATGCACTTTACTTACAAAACTTGCATCAGCCAATCTAGTTCTGTCCATTTGCAAGTTGGTTACATACACTCCCATTCTAGGTATGCTTGGCATTTTATTTTCTGAATTATCCCTAATTATGTGACCAACTTGTCTAGTCATGTCACCATACATCACAGGAATAGTTCTTAATGCACCATCACCGTCCTTGTAAGAAAAATTACTCATCAGTCTTATGACCTGAGTAATATATCTTCTAATCTGTCCATCGTAAAAATGTTGCATTATTTTTTACCTTTTTTGTTTGCATTTATGTATCTTCTGAACACAGCCGCTTCTTTACTTTTGCCAGCCGCTTTTGCTCTTTGCTCCATGCTTACAGCCGCCTGTATTTTGTGTGCATGACTCCTACCTGATTTGCGTATTCTAGATACACTTGCTCTAGCAGTGGATACATCTTTGTAACCTAATTTTTTAATAGTGTCTTTAGGATTATCGTCAGTGTACAAGTCACCTTTTTTCTTTTTTTCGTTAATTTTATTACCAACGGGTTCGTAATAAGTTCTTATTTTACCCATAAGTTCTTTTGAAACTTTTTTAAGTCCAACTGCTTTTTCAGTACCTGGTATAGGTATGCCCCAAAGTTCTCTCAATTTCATTATCCATCCGCCTTAGGTTTAAGTGCTTGTGAAAGAGCCTGTCGTTCTGTAACTGACTCACCACCGATTGTAGATGTTTTTGTGTTATTAACAAATGTTCCTTTTAGATTACTTCTTGTATCAGTATTAGACAACGTCATTCTTACATTATCTTCCATTTTAATCCAACGTCCACCGTCGTATCTAAACAATCTATTAGGTAAAAAATCTGTTCTTAAGAAGTAATCACCTTTGTCTGAAGCACTCGGAAAACTTATTCCAAATCCAAATACTTCTCCGTTAGGAGCAAGTCCATCTCCCAACAAATAACCATCGTATCCTGATTTACTAGGTGTTTGATTAATTCTATCTGTTAAAGTATTGTGTGTTGTTGTATCTAAAGTTGAAGTATCTGTAGTTACTAGTTCAGGTTTACCTTTGTCATCAACTTGTAACGTATACAAATTTGTTGTGTCATAACCTGCTTTTTTTGTATTTGCTTCTGCTTGGGAAACAACGGCATTATTAATTTGCATTTCTTTTTCATAAGTTGAAAGCACATCACGTAAAGTTTTTCCGTCTCCTGCTCCAGCGTCTTTTTGTAGTATTTCTTTAAATTCTTGACTGTCGTATATTTGTTTTAATTTTACTCTGTACAAATGTGGATACCAAGATGCAGAAAATCCTTCAGCGGCCCTATTGACATCTTCCACAACATAAAATCTCTTTAATGCAACATTAAAATCATTCAAAGCATACTCGTCTTTAAGATGTGGCAATTCAAATACATCACCTGGCATCACTTTCCTACCTAATGTTTTTACACTAGAAGTTATAGGTATGGTCATAAACAGAGTATCGTTCTGTAAAAATAATCCAAACTGACTCATATCAAAGTCAATGTCTTGAACGTTGTAGATACCTCTAATGCTGTAAATCGATGAATCGTATTTCCTATCACGGTTTTCTAAAAACAACATATCTTGGATATTTGTTTCTTTTACTGAATCGTATCTAGGTTCATCAGATGTAGCATCTGCTTCAGCAGGATTTTTTGGACCTAAGTATTTGTGTACAAAAACGTCGGTTCCACCCACAGTAAACATCTCTACTACGGTCTTATCTAAAAACGTGTAATCATGACCTTTTTCCGGCTTATATAGACTTAATCTTGGCATAGACATATATTTATCGGATGGTACTGAGTGATAAATATATGTAAGGAACGTATTAAATGGCAGATTTAACCACAGAAAAACAAGAGATATTCGACTACGTATTCAATTCGCTGGGTGGCGGAATGGTGGATGTAGAGTTGGATCCTGCTCACTATGAGACCGCTTTAAAGGATTCATTAGACAGATTCAGACAAAGATCAGACAATTCAGTAGAAGAGAGTTACATATTTTTACCATTAGTAAAAGACCAGAATGATTACACATTAGCAAATGAAATCATCGAGGTACGACAGATTTTTAGAAGAAGTATTGGATCTAGATCAGGTGGGGGAGATGGTGGTACATTGTTTGAACCATTCAATCTAGCCTACACAAACACATACCTGTTAGCAAGTTCTAATATGGGTGGTGTTGCAACTTACAATATGTTTTCACAGTTCCAAGAATTGGTTGGAAGAATGTTTGGTTCGTTCATTGAATTCAAATGGAACACAACAACTAAAAAATTAACAATATTACAAAGACCAAGACAGGGTGAAGAAGTGTTAATGTACGTCTATATGTATAGACCAGATACAGAATTATTCAAAGACTATTTGGCAAAAAAATGGATAAAAGATTACACTTTGGCAAAATGTAAGTATATGCTTGGCGAAGCAAGAAGCAAATTCAATACAATAGCAGGACCACAAGGTGGCACTACATTAAATGGTGACGCCCTAAAGCAAGAAGCCATTGCAGAAATGGAACGTTTAGATGCAGAAGTCAAAACGCAAACTGCTGGTGGTCAAGGTTACAGTTTCCTAATCGGCTAATTCCTATTGACATTACCATAATTTTGTTGTATTATCGTAAGATATGCAACATGAAATGATTCCGTTATTTTCCGTGCCTTTGATTAAAATGAACATTGGACAAATGGATCAAGTGTCTATGGCGTGGATACGAGGATTGGATTATCCCTCACAAAGGACAGGCACAGATCATTCAGATGATGATTTGCCTATGATGAATAGAGGTATGAAAATACTGGATAGACCACAATTAAAAGATTTAAAATACAAAATACAGAATGCAATAAACTATTTTGTGGGCGACGTATTAGGCATAGTGCAAAATTTTCAAATTACAACAAGTTGGGTAAACAAAACAGACAAATCAGAATACATAGACAAACATTCACACCCAAACAGTATAATAAGTGGCGTATATTATGTAAGCACAACTCCTAAATGTGCTCCAATTATTTTTAGCAAACCTCATCTCTACTCTAACATTACATTTCAAAACATACAGTTGGCGTACAGTGGCGACAATAAAAATCAATACAATACAGACTACTATGGAGTAAATCCACTGCCAGGAGAATTATTAATGTTTCCATCTTGGTTGGAGCATGAAGTAATAGAACAAGGATCAGAACACAAACGCATCAGTCTCGCATTTAATACATATCCAAAAGGAGACATTGGAGAAGGTACAAAGCAGTTAAAAATATTATGATAGTTGGAATTTGTGGATTGATAGGGTCTGGAAAAGACACAATAGCAGATCATTTAGTACAGGATCATAATTTTGTAAAAATATCATTTGCAGATAAACTTAAAGACACAGTAGCAACATTATTCGATTGGGATAGAACTTTGCTTGACGGCAAGACAGAACAAAGTAGACTATGGAGAGAACAAGAAGATCCTTATTGGAGTAAAGAACTGAAAAAGAAAGTAACTCCAAGATATGTGCTTCAAGTATTCGGAACTGAATGTATGCGTGATGGATTTTATGATGGTATCTGGGTCAGTATGTTGAAAAAGAAAGTAACTGAAAATCCTCAAATAAATTGGGTTATACCCGATGTTAGATTTGAAAATGAGGTCAAAGTAATCAATGAAATAGGTGGTGAAGTATGGTGGGTAAAACGTGGACAACTTCCTATGTGGTTTAGAATGTATCAAGATATAGGGCAAACACCCAAGGACATACATCCATCTGAATGGCAGTGGGCAAGGTCAAAATTTCACAAAGTATTCGACAATGACAGTTCTATAAATTCACTTAAAAGTCAGGTACAAGATCACCTTGTTTCCAACGGATTCCTTCAAGGTGCAGTGTTGTTTGACAATTAGCACAA